TATCTCCGCTGTCTGAGGTCTAGCAATGTACTGCAAAAAGAAATGGTTAGATGGCCCTTCGGACATATGAAACTTCGTAAGCCCATGCAATGCCCCATTAGAGCCGCCTCCCCCCACTACTCCCGATATGTCGTAGGAGTCACAGCCAAAAGCTCCCATATGCTCATTACCTGGATACTTAATCCCGTTTTTGTTTATGACATTGTTCTGCAATTCCACAGGAGGGGTCCATGATATCAAGAACCTACCATTCTTTTTTGGTGTCCATATAACCTTGGTGTCTTTTATTCCGTTCTGCCAATAGAAACTGCCTCTTGTTATCATGTGACCTTTTATTAAGCTGTCATTGTAGTCTATCTGTTGATAGATTTTTGACAGATTAAATATTGAGGCTTTGCTCTCATCCCTGAATGCATGCGACTCTGTCCGTGGAAATTGCCTGTAATGCTCATTCAGTGCATCGGCATCTCCTTTTAAAGAGTCTACCTCTGCCTCCCAATAGTCAATAGCTCCCTGTGTTATCCACTCCCTATCTACTCCCATTATTGGCTCTTCCGGAGTGCGAAACACGGGCATTCCATATATATCTATAAAGCCCTCCAGGTTCCACTCCATAGGGACAAATAGGCTGTATAGCCCTGTCTTTGTCTGCCCATTGGAATTCCTTTTCTTGGTTGTTGACTCTTGAAATAGTTTCTTGAAGTTCTTACCACCCTTATCTAAAGAGTTACATGTAGACCCCATCATACACTTGCCAATGATTTTTCTACCCAAACGTAGACATGTCTTTGTCACCTTCCAGTTGTTTAAGATGTTGTTGGGTCGTAACCACTTCCCACTCTCATCATGTGCAAGCAGCAAAATCTTCTCACCATCGTAGGAGTTGTCATCAGTACTCTTCCAATCTATAGTTGTATCTAATCCATCTAGATCATTGGCCTTCTGCACATACATGTTCTTCTTAGTAATCTTAGAAGCAGGAACCCTGAAGGCAAGCTCTGTTTTCGGTCTATCCATACCATCTTGTATTGGCTTGAAGAAGAAGGGTAGCTTCTTGGCAATAGGGACAACCTTGTCGGTAAACATCTTCTTGGCATCAGACCCTGTCTTGGATAGTATACCTATCCTGGCATCTCTAGCCAAGGTCCCGATGTTTACACATTCTGATGATGACATGTAGGAGAATCCTGAACGTCTAATCTTTAGGTACACTTGGCCGAAACATCTGCTGTCAGCCTTGCATGCCTCCCAATATATGTAGAAAATTCTATTGGCTTCTCTGAAGTCAGGATATCCGATATCTATGTTAGACCACTGGAGGTACATGTAATGTGATCCTGTTATGTAGATAGGTTTACCGTTGTTCATAAACCAATACCCATACTCACGTTTGTCGAACTCCTCTTCGATGTAATCTACCCATTCAGACTTAAACTCATTGGGCAGGCTATTCCATTGAAAGATTGAGCTTATTTTTTGCAGCTCTTCAGGTTCCTCCTTGCGCTCCCAATACTGCTCACTTTCTTTTTTAGACCTGCTATAGCACTCTTTAGGTGTTGGTGGAAGTGCAATCAAAAGACCCTTGATACTAATTATATCTCCTATGGTACCATCTTTAGAGATGACAATGATATCATACTCTTTGTTATACCCATATACCCACTTCCGGCTGCGATTACGTTTATTTATCACAGACGGTTTTATGTAGTCATCGATTAGGACATATAGCTTATTTTGATCTTCGTTCAGCAAATCCTTGTTTAGTGTTTACTTTCTTGTTTACAATGTTTTTCTCTGCATCTATCTTTTCTTTCTCCTCTTCTATTTTTTCCAATATAGCAAAAGCATCAAATATTGCAAGCTTCTTTGTAGCAGCAGCGTTTTTTAATCTGTCTGCCGCAAGCTCATCCTCAGGGATTAGCTTTATGATCTCTTGTTCTGCGACCTTTATCAACTCATCTACTGCCTTGTAGGCCGCTTTTATAATCCTGCTTTTCTTCTCTTTCATATCACCATTGATATCTGATGGTCATAGAGCCTGTACAGCTTCTCGCCATCTACATTAAATTCATAGTTGCAGTTGGGTATGTATGCTACAATGTCTCCAACCTTTACACCTTTGTCTAAAATATAGCCGTTAGCATACGCCATTTGCCCCATGTTTGGCTCTTCTTTATCAAGTGACTCCATTAACCTATCAAACTTTTTAATGGGCTTAATGAAGCAGTATTTATCGTGGGCGTTCCACTCCCCATCCTTCTTGTACATAAAGAACTGGTCCCACTCAACAAGAAACAAGTCATCCTTTAAAAAACTTTTGCCGCTCTTCTTCCTGCCATACATGTCGTTATAAAACTTGAACACGTTATGGTGGACAAGTAAAACATCTCCCTTCTCTATCTCTCCCTTGTATCCTATCGGAAGCTCTACTACCTCAGCCTGCCTATTTGATGCGCTATGGTTTTCCTCAGAAGTATTAACTATAAAGTCAACTCCGGATATCTTTTTTTTATTTACGTACCTGCTGCCCCCTATCGGTCTGACAACAAAACTACATGGTGACTGCATATTAAAAGTTTATGTTATACTCAATACATGATGGCATTGCCACACTAAAACACTTCCATAAGACCACCACATCTTCTCGCTCTATCCATATCTTTAGCTTCCCTGCCTTCTCTTGGATTAAATGGATAGTGTAACTACCCCCTAGCACATTCTGCCCTACGATATAGTTCATACTAGACTTATAGTCCGGACCTACAGATATTTTCCTTATGTCCATTACATCACTATTATTGTCCCATCAAATGCACCGCCTTCCCCTGCTGTGACTTTTATATCTCCGTTTGCTTCTATTTTTACATTATCAATAAACGACCCTCCTCCGGACAAGTTAAACGTATATCCATTTGCAGGTTTAAACCCAGATGCGTTTATTTCTTGAAATGATACAGTGTTAGTAGGGTTGGCTGCATTCCAATTGCTAACAAGAAAACTAATATACGATGTACCAGTTCCTACAATAGTAATGTCATTTCCATTAACCCCAGGAAAAACAGCATCTAATTTTATAGTCTTGTTAGGGCCTGCAACAGCATCCCATGTACCTAGTGGTTCAACCACTGTTGTAGTAGCAAATAACGAATCATCCCCCCCGTAACTTATAATCCTTGTTGTTGCATCGTATGTTTGAACTACAGGGTTTGTTCCTCGACCATGAGTTGCTGCGGTTAAGGTATATACAGAGCCTACAAAGTCAGCTATCAAAAAGTCTTCGACATGTTTCGTAGCTGTAGCTTGAATTAAAGTAAGCAAATCAGAAACTAAAAAATTCTTTGTTGCATTTACTGGAGACCCATCGACCGATGTCCCAATAACCTTATCGTCCAATGATATAGGACTCGCATTGTCATATGTGCTTATTTTTCCCATTATTTTTCTTTTTTCTTAACCTGCCCAGTCTCCATGTTGATTACTGAGTCTAAGCCATATTTGTTAATTAATTCTTGTTCTTTTGTTTGAACCATTATTTTTAGAGTGCTTACCTCTGAAAGGATTTCGTGCTTCTTGATCTCTAAGTCCCCTAGCATTGTCTTAGCATTGCTTAGTTTTGAGGTAGCCTCTTGAAGAAACATTAATTCTTCTGATGTCAATTTTTCCATTTTATTGTATTAAAATTATTAGTAATCCGGTTGTCAAGCCTACAGACAACACTCCCCCCCCTATTAGGCTTATAACTGTATTCCTTTTGGCGATTTTTGTTTTCTTCTTGTAGATGTTTATAAGGTCATCGTTCACCTTCAGCAAATCTTTATACTCCTGCTGAGATTGCTTCAAAAAATCTATCTGCCTGTCTTTGTTATCTATCAACCTCTCTTGAGTGTCTATGAACTTGCTCTGATTATTTACAAGTTCTCCACAAGAGTCTTTGAACTCAAGATACTTAGATTGCTTATCTTTTAACAGTTCAAAACTATCTAACTGTGAAGCAACTTTAATAAGAACGCTTCTATCTACCAATATCTCCTGACAGTCTGCGGATAAGGGCAGCATCAGAACTATCCCGGTAATTATTAACAATATACGTTTCATTTAACTCTTTTATTTGCTGACTAATCAATTTTAGACTGCTCTTGTTGTTTGGTATCTTCAACTTCAAAGAATCCATCATCCTGTACAATATAGCGTTCTCGTTACTCAAAGATATAAAGTTCTCCTCTAAAGACTGTATGGATCGCTCCATATCTACTTTTATCCTGTCGTAATCAAACAGCACAGGCTTCGGTTTCTTTTTAAATATAACAATAAAAAACAATATCAGTATCAACCCCGACTGAGCAATAAAGACGATATGTGTAATCGTCAGCTTCAAAACTTTCTTATTTTATATATCTTCATGTCCTATATTTTAAAAAGAGAAGGGGGCAGTTTAATCTAGCCATAAAAGAAACATCCCAACCCGTTATTAAATAATAAAATTAAATAAATAAAGTGTCTCCCCTTCCCTATATCTTAAAGACAGGCTGACAATAAAGAATCATCAAATCCCAAAACGCTTTCAATAAAATTAATTAATATCAAGCCTGCCTTATGTCTTTCTCTCATAATATTCTGCATACAACAGAACAGCAAACTTAAAAACATATATAATTACAATAGCTGTTATCATCTATTTTATACTCATTATCACATCAACCAACCCAGGGTCCGGGAAGCAATCGTACTTATCTTTCCTGACATTTGTGTGTGTCAGCAACCCCTTGACCTTGCCATCATAAGCATCCTGATGAAACCCGAAAGCTTTTGTAGGACCATACTTTAGTATCCACTGCTGTAGACCAACACGCATATCTATATTGTCACGCCCCCCTATATACTCTATCCACTTGCCTACCTGCTCTAACTGCTCATCACTATACCTATTCCAAAATATATGATTTCTAAAAGGATCAGATAGTTTACATACCTGTGAAGACAAACACTTACTATTAACATAGGTCCTATAGTTACTATCCAAATAACCCATAGAGCAAATCTCTATCCCTACAGAAGCCTTTCTCATCCTAGAAGAACCTACAGCACCTAAATGATATGCAAAATTTCCCTGCGGAAAAGCCTGCACCATTTCTCCATCATAAGTAGTATTTCCCGTAGTATGACTAATACCACCTAACACAAACTCAGTACCTACTCTGCCCCGGTCATCTCTGCCCCAGGAATCTACAACCCTATAAGGATTCTCCCTTCCTGCGGTGTGATGCAAAAAAGCATACTCATTATCATACCTCTCATGCACATACTCATTGCTAGGCAAATAATATTTATTAACAACCATACCATTAGCGGTAACATAAACATTAGGGTCTGAATCTAAATTACCATCCGGACTATGACCCTTTAATGCACTCCATGTAGCACTACCTACAATCCCATCAGGTTGCAAATCATTTCTCTGCTGAAACCCTATAACAGCACTCTCTGTTTTCTTTCCAAACAATCCATCGGCCTTTATGCCCAATAACTTTTGCAACTCTACAACCTCTGTACCTTTTGATCCAAGCTTTAGCATATTATTTTTTTTTGTTGCACTTATCTTTAAGCTTTTTAATTCTTTCTTTCTGCTTTTTTACAAAATCCTTAAGAACTTTATCGTGGTCAACTTCTTGCTTTATCATAATTTTGAGTTTTAATCTAACATTTTAAGTTTTTGATTAATGAGCTGATGTATACTTTCTACTGCTGTTACTGTAGCAATAGAAGCTTCTTGGGTTTCTAAGTCACGCTCTCTTGTATAGTTATTTAGTTCTTTAAGTTCTGCTGTATGGCTTTCTACCAAAGATTTAATCTCTTCTCCTCTCTCTTGTCTTTCTACTCTTAATAAAGCTTTCTCCTCTTTATACATCTTTAAAAGTTGCCATATCACTAAACCACAGCCGAGGATAAGGGGGCTTTGCTCGGCAAATCTTTGAAATAATAGTGTAAAGTCCATTTTTTAAGGGTTTATTGTTCTTATTTTTTCACACCTATTTGTAGTATAGTCCCTACAA